ATATATAGTAATAACAAATATAAATATACACACTAAAAATAGAGAGGTAAAAATGCTAGTAAATATAAAACCAAAATATCCAAACATAAGCATTGACTTATCAGACCAAGACGGTAATGCGTTCGCAATAATTGGCACTTGCACTCTTGCGTTAAAGCGAAACGGGCTGCGCGACCAAGTGAAACCTTTTATCGCAGAAGCGACATCTGGCGACTACGACAAAGTTCTTAGAACAGTTTTGGCGTGGTTCTCGGTTGAAATAAATGTAGAGGAAATAAACACAGCGACGAATTGCAATTACTGCGAAGAACTTCACGAAGATTGCGAGTGCGAGGGTTAATCACCTCGCGTAAGCAACCCCCCTTACACCTCGGGCGTGGCTCTTCAATGAGCATAGGGGACTAACCGAACAACCGTTCGGCGACAACAGACAACAAAGGAAAAATAATTATGAGCGAAATTAAAGAAGGTTCAAGGGTCAAATATCAAGACCGAAATGGCACGGTGGTAGCACTCGCGATATATCCATATTGTTATTTCAATGATGACCTAAATAAAAAAGGTAATGATGGAATGTATCTTGTTCAACTTGAAGATTTAACTCTAATCTAATAAAACAAACACAACAAGGAGAAGTAATGAAAACGGTTTGTCAAACAGTTACACAACACGAATGGAAATGCACTCAAGTTGCAGGACAATTCAAGTGCGCGAAATGCAACAAGAAAGCAATTTTTAATAGGTTCACCCAACAGAAGGAGATTAAGTAATGGAAACACAAACAGCAACAACAGTAGATGACTCAATCATTGGAGCAACAATCGTTGATATCCGACCAATGAGTAAAGAAGAAATGGACAAAGAGGGCTGGAGCAAAAACGAAATCCCTATGGTTCTCGTTCTCTCAAGTGGCACAATTCTTTATCCATCGCAAGACACAGAAGGCAACGATGCAGGAGCATTGTTCGGCGTTCTCGCAGACAGCACGGCGTTTGGTCTCTACTAAATGACAGACAAAACTGAATATATAGGCAAGCGCGTTAGGTTCTTGCGTTCATCAGATCCATACACCAAGTTGGTGTATGGTGATGAGGGCGTTGTAATGAGTGTTGATGACTTAGGCACGGTTCACGTCGCATGGGACAACGGCAGCACTCTGGGCATGATTACAGAGGAAGGCGACCGTTTTCAACTTGTTAGGGGAACTAAATGACGACCCTCGACCTACGAGAAAAGTGTGAAGAGTGTGCTGAACTCGTGGATTACTGCGAGTGCCGCCGATGCGAAAAGTGTGAAGAACTCACCTTAATTCGAGAGGCAAAGAAAAAATGCAAATGCGGTGGAAAGTTTTACTAAACGCGCCAGACTGAAAAACAAAGAAATCCCCAACTCGAAAACCGGGTTGGGGATTTTTTGTATCTAGCCCCGTTGTGGAAACAACGAAACGGGGCTCTCCGAAGATCCTCAATCCACGGGGCTTTTGACAAAGCCGGCTCAGATCCAGATCCAATCGACTCCCAGCGCCAGGGCTGATCGACTCCCCAAACTGAACGGTGGCGCATATAAATCTAAACGAGTTACCCACAAGCCTGTGGATAAACCTGTGGAAAAGATTTTCTAAAAAGACTGCACACTTTTGACCCTTCAGAGCGTAATAGATATGTAACAACAACCCGAACAATAGGAGTAATTATGAAAAAGCAGCACGAAGCAACCGTCACATTGACATACACCCAACTAATGCAACTGGGATACGCGTTATCAAATCGCATTGCGAAAGCAGTGACGACCACCCCATTCGAGGAACAGGACGACTACTTCCAATACCTCTTAGAGGAAATGAAAAGCAGAGGCAGACCGTCTCGGTGGAGTTATTGAGGACGAAACCGTTACGGAGTTCGCAACCAACCTAGATCAAACAATTTCAGAAATCTTGAAGTAGAGGTTGTTTTCCCCCCACAAGTGGTATTAGACTACCTATCATAGATAGTTAGTCTGATATAAAGAAAGTAACCGTGTTACACCCCTCATATAGAGTGGTGGTTAAGAAGTTAGAAATATCCCATAGACATAAACATAGAAAGATAGGTAATAAAAATGATTACAAATACAGCAAAGCAAGTGTTGGAAATGCGAGAAGCATTGGCAGCAGCAGAACAAAATCTCGCGCAAGCAGAAGCAAGTTTCAAACTGGAACTCGCAAAGCAGGGCGTGGATTTCGCAGTCGTCGATGGCGTGAAAATCGCAGTCGTCAAGGGCGAGCGTCCGAACTACAGCGTGGAAGCGTTGAAGGATCTCGTGTCTGACAAAGTTTTCAAGACGGTTACAAAAGCAACCATTGACGGAAAGAAGTTCAAGTCGGCGGTTGAAGTTGGTGTCATCAAAGCAGATGTCGCAGACGCAGTAACCACGATCACTGCATACGAGCAAATCCGTGTTACCGAACTCAAGGGCGCAAAGTCTGAGAGCAAGGCAAACGTTGAAGCGCAAGTTGCGTAAGTAACCCTACAACACCCCCTACCTAAAGTGGGGGGTGTAAGTAACAAAACAACCAAATCACAAATCAACCAAACGAAGGGCAATAAAATGACAGAACAAAAACAAGAAGTCCGACAAGACTTACCACAATGTTGGAAAGATGTTGAGAATGCTCTCAACGCTGGCGTAGACCGATTGATCTTATTCGGACCTCCAGGCACCGGCAAAACTTTTGCAGGTCTCAACTACGGTGATACAACAGCAGGCGCATTCCGACTTATCTGCACAGAGGATATGTCCAACGCGCAAGTTGAAGGACACTACAAGATGAACGGCGAAGGCGGCTGGTCTTGGACAGACGGTAAAGCAGTATCAGCATGGAAGGGTGACGGTTTGCGTGGCGGTCGTCTCGTTATCGACGAGATTGACAAAGCAGGCGCAGATGTTTTCGCAACACTTCTCGCATTCACTGACTCACCAGAGTCGGCAAAATGGGAAAGCCCTGACAACCAACGGGTAATCACTCCGAAAGACGGTTTCAGTGTCGTGATGACCACGAACATTGAGACTATGGAAGAGTTGCCTGAAGCGTTGAAAGATCGTTTCCCTGTAGCAATCCGTATTGACCAACCTCACCCTGACGCACTCAAAAAGTTGTCGGCAGATTTGCGTGAGTATGCAGTTCGTATGGCAGACGCAGGCGAGCGCAGGATTTCATTGCGAACTTTCTACGCATTTGACCAACTCCGAAAGTCGTTGGGCGACAAAGAAAGTGCGCGACTGGTATTCGGTAAGCAAGCAGAAAGCGTCCTAGACGCAATCGCAATCAATAAGGTAGCAGTTTAAATAACCCCGTTACACCCCTCATCTAAAGTGGGGGGTGTAATCAAGTCGCCATAAGCAAGCGGCATAAACCAACTAAACATAGAAAGAGAAAATATGAAAACAGAAATTAGACCACTCCCCGAAATGTTGGGGCGTAAAGACAAAGACGCAGGCGCATGGCGAGTAGATACTTGTGCCCCTGTTCGAGGCAAACCATTTACCAATGTTGTGAGCAAGCATATGGTTGTTCCTATTGGTGACGAGCAAGTTGATCGTGTTATTCGTGCACACGAAATGGCTCACGCAAGGTTCTCGCCAGCAGATGATTTTCCAAAGTGGGTAGCACGAGGTATCGCAACAGAAACCGGTCTCACGGTCGTTGAGGAAGTTCGTGTGAACTTTCTCATTAAGAAAGCAGGATTCGATGTAGATCTACTTGCAGACGGAAGCGAGAAAGCGTCAGGCGTTCGCATTGCGGAGCAGGCAGATTGGACTCAGGCTGTTTATATTGCAGTTGGTTATTCAATTTGTGGCGGCGGCAAAGATTTCATCACTGGCGTAAGGCGTGTGAACCCAGCGTGGGCAAAAACATTGCGCGAAATTATTAAAGCAGTTGAGAAGGAGTTTGTCAAAGCATTCAAAACTGGCACTCTTGGTTCAACCGAAGTAGACCCTAGACACGGTCTTGCACCTTTTGGTTTCTCGCATACTGAGCGCATTGCAGAATGGGTAGATCGTCTCGCAAATCCACCAGTCGATGAGGACAAGCAAGATGAACAGAACAAGCAAGATGAACAGAACAAGCAAGGCGAGCCAAAGCCTGAGGACAAAGAAAAGAAAGACGGCGACAAAGGTGTCGGCGCAACCGATAAGCCTCAACCGAAAGCAGATCCAAAAAAAGTTCGTCCTGCGGAAGTAAGCAGAGGTGAGGGAGTTATCCCTAGTTGGGGCAAACTTATTGTCGGCAACCTTCCACTCACTCGCAAAGCGCACGGCGGTCTTGGTCGCAAGCGTGTCGCAAGCAACATGGGGCGCAACCCTCGCAGAATTGGCAACGCGCTTGCAGACCCTGAGAAGCGAGTGTTTGACCGATACAAAAAAGGTAACGGCGGTATTGTTTTGATTGACGGTTCAGGTTCAATGTCTTTAAACAATAAAGATATTCTTGACATCACCGAAGCGTCACCAGGTTGCACTGTTGCTGTTTATTCAGCAGATAGAACAAATGTTAAACCCAACCTTCTTGTCATTGCACAAAACGGAAAAATGATTGACAAACTTCCTGAACGAAACGGCGGCAACGGCGTAGACGGTGAAGCAATCCGTTGGGCAACAAAACAGCGCAAGCGATCATCGACCCCTATCGTTTGGATTACTGACGGTAAGGTTCACGGACTTGGCAACGGCGGTCAATGGGGTGGATACCACGACATCTTGGCAATGGACTGTATTAAAGAAGTTCTAAAACATAAAGTGTTTATGGCGCACGATGTCAAGCAGGGTCTTGCAGTTCTCAATCAATTAAAAGTCGGCAAGAAACCGACTCGTTGGTATCCGAGATGTTGGCAGGAAACATATCAGAAACTAAACGGAAAGCGTTTAGGGTAAAACCTAATCGATTCAGAATGACATATTGGTTGTATGTTATTCTGATTGCCAGAGGAAACGAAAGGGCTTCTCCTTTCACCTTTCGGCTTCTCCGCAGAGGGCGCACTCGCAAGGGTGCGTCCTGCTGTGTTTATCGGATCTCTTTCATCACTCCTGCGTCAACGTAACGAATAAAAGCGACACCGGCGGTCACGATTACCGCTTCGGTGAACGACAAAGTGTCTACACCTAGCGCAAGCGCAACACGATAAACAACGAACGACATACCGCCGACACCGAGCAACATACCGAACAATGCGACAATCGACTTGCCTAGTTTGCTGCTCACGGTTTTGCGTCCCAATTCTTGATCATAGAAATCATCTTCGTCTTCTCTAAACAATTCATTTAGATCGTTGTCAGAAATACTATGCGACCACTCACTCATCTTTTTCCAAGCATCACGCTTACGGTGATCGTGTCCAAACTCTTGGTTAGACATTTTGTTTTGAAACTTTCTTCACGATCTGGTGAACTCGTTGGCGCGACAAATTGTAACTATCTGCGATAACACCTACGCGCTCCCCGCTCTTGTAACGCTGAGTGATCTCTGCGTCTCGTTTCTTATCGTAGCGTCTGCCAGGTTTTTGCTTAGCCCAATGCCACCCCACGAGGCTCTCTAACGCTCGCTGACGATCTACGGATAACTCACCTGCTCGATACTGCTGACGGTTGTAGGCAACCCACGCACCAAGCGCAACATTTTTCCCTTGATAAATCTCAACTTGAGTAGCGGGCACAAGCGAAGTTCTCGTGCGATCGGCGTATTGTTTTAATGCCTCGAACCTGTATTGCCACCTGTTTGTCCGGGAAATTGTCATAGCCTTGATATTAGTCAAGCGAACAGGTGTTTGTGTGCAATAGCCCCGTGCTCAGAAGATAGGCACGGGACTCCCGCCCCACCTCTGGGCAAACGGGGCTGTCTAATTTGCAACGATTGTTATTTAGCATCAGTTGATCGGATGTATCTAACCTGAACGGTGGCGTATATAAACCCGGCTCCAGCGATCGAGTCGCGATCGGTTGGCTAGATCAAAGGGTTCTTGAAACAAAAGGTTGCTTTTTGTTTTTGGTCATGTATATAATGGTGATGTAATTAAAAATACTTTATTAAAAAAACTAGATACTCTACAACACCCATAACTTACTATAAATATGACGGCAACAACGCCGCCACTTACAGAAAGACACAAATGACAATTAAAACAAAACGTGACTACAAAAGTTTCGTCACCGAAGTTCTAGCGATAACCCGAGATTGCGAGGGCGCAGGATTAGTTAGCGAGATAAACGAAGTAGCGAAGCAATACGAAACATACTTTGCGGCGACACCGATACCACAAAGCGTTGCACTATGGGTGAATGATTTATTCAGCCTTATTGACAATGTTGAAGGTTCAGAGTTGGAACGCGAACTAAAAGAAATCAAATCACCATTGAAAGGAAACAAATAGAAATGGAAAAAGTAAAAAAGACGCTGGAAGAAATGTTCGAGGATGTTGAACTGGCGACCGAAACAGCACTACAAATTGCGTTTGACGGTTGTCATAAAATCTATCTCTCAATGGACAAAGCAGAGGCAGACTCAATTAACGAACTTGGTTGTTATGAGATCTTCAAAGGGACACCTGAGGAGATGTATGAACAACTCGTTGAGTGGTATGAGATGTCTTGTGATCTTAAGTTCATCAGCGCAGTTAGCACCAACCTCGAAGACCCTAATGCGGGTTTTAAGACTCTTGTTCCTCAATCTTGGGATATTGAAGACGAAGACTAATTAACCGTGTCACACCCTCGCTCTACCATATAGGGCGAGGGTTAATACCCGAAACATAAACCAACTAAATCAAGGAGAAATAGAAATGCCAAATCATTGTATCAACTACCTAACAGTCTCAGGCGACGCGAAAGAAATTAAGCGTTTCCATGAAGCGATCACAGCAGGCGAACTTCAAGATCACGAACAATTCCGTATTCTTGACAATCTGCTCCCAACACCACAAGAACTTTGTAACACGGTGAAGGGGTATTCGACTTCCGGCGAACAAAATGCGGCAAACGAAGAAAAACGAAAAGCAAATTTGGAAAAGTTCGGCGTTCCTGACTGGTATGAATGGAACTGTAAGAACTACGGTTCTAAGTGGTCAGACTTTGACGGCGGATTCGGTGCAATTACCGATAACGAAATCAACATGACTTTCGTGTCAGCGTGGTCTCCAGTCGGCGAGGGCATCCGTAATGTGTCCAAGCAGTTTCCGACACTTGACTTTGTTCTGTCATACGACGAGGGTGGTATGGCGTTCTGTGGTGGTTACGCAATTCGTAACGGCGAGTTCTTCGCAGACATTGAAGGCGAATATCCGTCAATGACTGAAGAGCAGTCAGAGAATGAAGAGTATGACGAGTTCTACGAACAAGTCTTGCAAGTCGTCCAAGCGATTGAAGTTCAATGCAAAGAAGCGTTTGGCGTAGGCGTTTAACTAACTGTGCAACACCCTTACCCTATTATTTGGGGTAAGGGTAAACAGTCCGAATAACTAAACCAACTAGACATAAGGAACTAAAAATGAAAAACATTTATGAAATCAAGATCACATTCGAAACAGATATTGAATTGACATCGGACGAACTAGATCATTTAGTGTTCGCTGCTGAGGTTCAAATTGAAGATCCAGCAGATCATCTTGGCGAAAGCAAAAGAGCACGGTTCGCGACTCGAATGATAAATACCGAATACGGCAAGAAAACAAATCAACCAAACGAAGGAGCAAAATAATGTCATTACTTAAAGACGGAATACAAACCAAATACCCTGAGGGCGTTATCCTGTTCGAGTTAAACACACCAACAGCAGAGTTGTTCGTGGTCTCAACCGACCCCGATACAGAATACTTCAATGAGTTCATTTTCATTTGGGGCGACTATGTTGCAAATGTTTGGGAAGAGAAATACGAGTTCCTCTCACAAGCGACAGCACGAATGGCGCAACTTATTCATTGCGTTGAGCAAGACGAAGTTAGTGAAACCGTGATGTTCGACAAGCACGGAGACGAGTTCACTTCTGCTTGGGATAACTTCATCAAAGAAACAACAATCGTTGTTGATTACGAAGGAGCAAAATAATGAAAGTTATAGACACGACTGGAACTAATGTAAAAATCAGACGGACACCGGGTAAAAACGAATGGTTCTATTCAGTTGATGGAGCAGAGTTCGTAAAAGCAACATTCAATAAATGTTTAGAAATTGTCACAATCGCCCGTCAATCAACAAAAAACGAAGGAGCAAAGTAATGGAAACCCAAAGAGCGAAACGTAGACACTTACTACTCACTCAAGAGATCAGGGACACTCTCTCACCTCTCTACGACAGCGAGAAGCACCCTGAGAAGGAGTCGGTCGCAATGGTCAAGTTCTTCTCACCGTATTCCCAATGGACTTGGTATGCGGTTGAGTTTGACGGCGACGACCTCTTTTGGGGGCTCGTAGACGGCTTTGAAATGGAGTATGGATATTTCTCATACAGCGAACTAGAAGCAGTGACCGTCTTTGGCGGCGTTCCAGCAATCGAACGCGATTGCCATTGGAGTCCTCGTCCAGTAAAAGAGATTGAAGCAGAGATTCGAAGTAGGGCGGTTCGGGTATAACAACCCGACCGTTCAGGGTTGCAAAACATTTTTGCAACCTATATAATAAATATACACAATAAATAAATCAACTAGAAATGGAGTTACTAAAAATGGGCAAGTTAATCATCAACACTATGGACGGCACGGTCTGTGAGTTCACAGGCACGGTCATAGTGGACACAGACACATTTGACGAAGCAGGCAAAGCACTGTTTCAAGAATGGCAAGACGGTGGGAACGACGGAACAGCGTGCGAACTTGGCGAGAAATACGGAACAGCGTTGGAGAGGTTCACCGACAACGATCTCACTTACGCGAACTCAATCGCATTCAGTGTGAAAGCGTTGCGTGAAGAAATCACCGATCGTTTAGATAGCGGTTACGAAGGCGCAGAATACAGGTTCGCAAAAGAACTAACAGACGACCAACTAAACGAGTTGGGGCAATACATATTGTCATCAGATTACTTGTGGAATGTTTACACGGAAGAACTACTTTCGGGCATCCGCAACTACGCAAGCGACATCATGGGGAGAAAAATATAATGCAAGGCAGAGACCTAGTTAGCAAAATCCAAACAATGGTTCTACCCGACGAAGAAGTTTTAGCAATCTTCTTCAAAAAAGAGGACTTTGAAATAACTGAACCAATGTTCAACGATGAAGAGGCATATCTCATCTCCGACGAAGATTGGCGATCAGCAATCAACATGATTGGTAGAGAGTTGGACAGCATCTACGAACAGTGTCACGAAATCATCAACGACGCATTACACCGAGTTTACTTCAGCAGGGAGAAAGCATAATGATTAAAGAAACAGAACTCGAATACACAGTGAACACACTTGTAGACCTGTCACGATACCTATGGGGTGACAACTCCACAGAGTTCCTAGCAGGCGCACTGGAAAGCGTTATATCCCACAAACAAATGGTGGTCTTAATAGACGACCTGAAACGACAAGTAAAAGAAACGGTAACCCAATGATTAAACAACCAGTGTTGGACTTTGGCTTATGGTGCGACGAATATAAACCACAAACCAATCATCTCGATAAGAATGCGTCGTTTGACGACGAGCAAGGTGGGATTATGTTCGAAACCTACGGACCAGAACTTGAATATGTCTTGTCTGTGGCTAAAACTAAACCACTAAATGTCTGGACTTATATGGACGGCGAACATCAACCAATCGTCTGTGAGGGCTATCACTTAGTAAACAGAATTGGATACTTCATAACAGAGAAGCCGGCAAATCCAGATACTCAATACGAAATAACTTTATCATAATGAAAAACTACACCAGTTCGAGACCTCCGTTCATAAAGGGCGCAGGTAAAAATATTCCAAATCCAAAAACAAAAGTAAAGAAAAAGGAGAAAAAATAATGCATACATATCATCGACTAGCGGTAGTAGCAGACAACGAGGAAGAAGCAAAATACACGGCACTTCATTTCGCAGAAGAACAAGAGTGGTCTGATTGGTGCTGCATCCTCGAAGAGGATCGTGTTAGTGAAGAAGAATGTAAAATAGCGACAAACTTCAAGAACGATCCGGAAATCTTCAATAAACTTATTGAGCAGGCGCGTGAGTGGACACAATCAACCGTGAACCTAGCAATAGAACTTTATGGAGATATCCCATTGAAGGATTTACTCACTAACCCTGAATACGACTTTGGTGGTTTCTCGGGGTCTGTAAAAGAACTTACAGATGAAGAACGAGACACTAAACTTAAAAACTCCCTCGCAGTATTTAAGGCTGGGAGGGCGTTTCGTGTCAAAAACGGAGAATACAACTCAGACATGATGTTCTACGATACGGTCGAATACACATCCAATCCTAAATGGGTGCATGAGCGTTCGAATGCCGACCCTGATAAACAGTGGATCGTGATCGTGGACTACCACTTCTAAACAGAAGTGGCTTTATCCAAATTGAACGGTGGCGTATATGCCGCCAGAAAGAAGTAGACATGGACTTCAAAGACTTTTTAGAAGAAGATAACGACGACGTAATGATCCGTATGGAGCACGAAGACGGAACTAAGGTCACATTCTTGACCGCACCTCCTGAGGTGTTCACACAGCGCGAAGAACTAGAACCGTTGGTGTATGGCATCGGCGATAAAGATGTGTGCGTCGCATTCAACAGCGACCTCATAGAACGGTTGATTGCAGAGTCGATAGAAAAGAACGGAGAAACATATGGTGCGCAAGCATCAGCGTTTCTCCCGATCACCATGATCTTAAACAAAGGTCTGAAAGCGGTGGATAAATATATACGGGATCAAAAGTAACCCCACAAACTGAACGGTGGCGTATACGCCGTTGAACTAAACTATAAACATAGATAAAGGAAACCACATAATGAAACCATTTAACAGAATCCACACCAAACAGATAGACATGGGAGTCTGCCCCAGATGTGAAGGGCTGATCCCCTCTAACGACAAACACAAACAATATGTGGGCGCAATCTCCCGGCTAACTCGGAGCATACGAAACGGCAAACCAATAGAGATATGTTCTGACTGTGGAACAGAAGAAGGAATGCAAGAACACTTTGAGGGTTTTGCAACACCAATTAAAGACTGGCCGATTATGACAGATAAAGCAATTTTGCGACGATCAGAAGCGTTCAGCATCTTGTTGGAATGGGAACAAAAAATAGATGAAGCGATGGAAGGCGACGATGAAGAACCGTTCTAAAAAGAAACCGAAGTTATCCATACTGCACGGTGGCGTATACGACGATCTTGCACGCTCGATGCGCAACCACCCAACTCACAAAAAGCCCACACTTAAATTAGTTAAGTAAGAAACGGGCACTACGACACTTAACCCGACGGAAAGTTCGTAGTCCCGTTCCTTACAACGACGAGTCTTTAGATGGGGGTCTTCAGAGCCCTGTCGATATACAGAAGACTAGCAAGCCCCGTTCTGGTGAAACAACACCACAACATATTGGGGGTAATCAGGCTGCACGGGGCTTACAACCACAACATAGAGATATATAACAGTACTAGTGGTTTTTCTTTCAAATGTGCTTGCGACGGGGCTATCGGCCTGCTAACTTGTACAAACACATCACGGGACTGCGACGAATAAAATAGTAAGCGCGGATAAGCATCTAACATGCACGGTGGCGTATATAACCTTTCGTCGACGATTAATAATCAAATCTAGATCTCCGATCATCAAAAATCGTAGATCCGGTTCTGGCTGTCCGCCAACTAAAATAGATTCGGTAAAGGTTTTCACACTTTCCAAAATGATTTAATTTATGTAACTTTAATAAGTTATTTCATCGTTGTTTATAACTATCTAATTTGGAACTTGACCTTTTACTGAAAAGGGTGTAGAGTCTGTTTTATGATTGCGGAAAAGAATCCAGAGATGTTCCCCAACCCGAACGGTGGCGTAAACAACTCAGATAAACCTAAACAGAAGCGACCCCGGATATCTGCAAAGCAGCGCGCTGAAAAAGCCAAATCAATATCCGACGAAGCAGTCAAAATTGTTTGGGACTATTGGGTTAAGACTATGGGCGCATCCAAGTTGGCTGTCCTAGACCACGACCGTAAAGTCAAGATAGCGGCATCAATCCACGACTACGGCATAGAAGCCTCCTGCCTCGCTATAGACGGCTGTGCTTCATCTCCCTTCCATATGGGCGACAACCCTCGGCAAAAGAAGTACAACGGCATAGACCTGATCTTTCGAGACGCCGACAAGATAGAAGGCTTCATACAACGAACAGAGAAGCGCAATGCGCGTCAAGAGTTCCTAGATGAATAACGAGCCCAAAGACCCAACTAAAGCAGTCACCACCCGTATTGTTGACCTCGCCTACGCCCTCTGGAACAAAGAACTCCCTAACGACCCAGATCAAAGGAAACTCACCTATAAGTCCTGGCATCTCGTACTACGGGGATGCCCATACGAAGAGATAGAAGCCGTGTTAGTTAAACTAAGCAGAACAGAACGGTACTTGCCTACATCAGGCCTTGTGTACGAACACTGGCTGCAAACCCAGCCCGGCGCAGAACCCACAGCCTCACAAGCCTGGAACACCTACTGCCACATACGAGACACCGTAAACTCCGGAACGGCTAAGCCCGATCAACACATCACAGATAAACTAAAACAAGTAATCAAGATAGTAGGTCTCTCTCTTTCCACAGGCGCAGACAGAGAGCACTTCAAGCAAACCTACAACCAGCACATAACACAGGGATAACATAATGACTCAATACATACACGGCATCATCATAGGACTCTCGCACGGAATCTTAATTGGGTTATATATCGCACAGAAAAGAAACAAACCAAAATGAAAAAACGGCACGGGCGCCCACCAGTACGCGCACAAGCAAATACAAAAACAACCCTGACTATAAAAATTGACGCAAAACTAAAGAATTTGATGGTTGATCAGGCCGATGCTTATGACTTATCAATCTCAGAGTACTTAGGGATTCTGGTCGTGAGGGATTCAGGTGGGGTTTAAGTCTAAGCGTGCCCGTGATGAGGACACAGTGTATGTGACCGTTCCTGTGCCAGGCTGGTTAAAGAATCAGTTAGTGGATTTGTCTGTGTTGCGTGAGTTGTCATTTCAGCGTCTTGTGAACTTCTTACTGATTAACGGTATTCGTGATGCTGAAGGTCTTGCTCTATTAGAGGTCTCTGAACCTGTTAAGCCTTTGTCAGGTGTTGTGGCGTATCTTCGGGGTGAGCGGAGGCTTGAGCCTTGTGGTTTAGCAGTCTGCGATAAAAAACCTGTTGATGTATTGGGTTCTACCTTTTGCGATACCTGTGGTGTGTGTTTAAGACTGTAAATCTACGATAGATCCCACATCTGACTGATTGATGGTCGGATGGGTTTGATGCCTCTGCGTTTTTGTTCGGCGGCTAGTTGTCGTGATGTCAGTCCTGCCCATACTCCGTGCATATCAATCGGGTGATACTCAAGGGCTTCCTTCAGGCACTGTGGTCTCACTGTGCAATGGGCGCAGATGTCTCTTGCTTCCAGGATATAGGTGATGTCTTTATGGTGTTGAGGGAACATGAGGTGTGTCTTTCCTCGACAGGCAGCCATCGTTTGCCAGCGTTTTGTTTGTATATCATCCCTCTGTTTGTGGTGTTGTTGTTTCATTTAGATTTATCTGAGTTCTGCTTGGTTTGTTGGATCTGAGTGTGATATGGACTCCCTGTGTTCGGGTCATACCTTGATGCTGTGGCTAGTGCTTTGATGGCTTGTTTCTTGGCTTGGGCTGGGTTCTTTGGGGCTGGCATGTTATGTAATGCACCGAGCGCATATGCTGCTCCTGAGCCAAGTGTGTAGATTCCTGTTTGGTCTGTGAACCATGAGTAGTCACCGTCTATGTGGTAGAGGGTTTGGTTAATGGCAACTAAGAGTTCTGAGTCGTGTTCGGCTTTTGTTGGGGTGTTGGTTTCGTTTGTTGTGTACCCGTTCTTTTCAAACATTTCTTTGATGGCGGGGATGAGTTTGTTAGTTACGAACTCGTCTAGTTTTTTGCCTTTGAGGTTTAGTGGGCATACTGGAGGGTTGAGAGTATGGGTCAGGAGATTGATTGCTCTTAGGTCTCCTGCTGTACCTATCAAGTATTTCCCATTAGCCGCTATTTTGGAAGTCTCGGGTTTGAGGGTCATGATTTGGTATGGAACGCCAGCGCTGTCTGTTGAGGTGATACGAGTATCTGCCGCTAGTAGGCAGTAGCCGTCTCCTTGTATTCCTACTATTGTTGTCATGTGCTTCAGGCTTTCTTTGGTATTCCGTTGATTTAATTACGCATCTTTGCTTAGTTCAAGATCCATCAACTGTTCGCCGATCCATTGGGCGACAGGTGATGCAACACCATTGCCACACTGTTTATAGCGATGAGTGTCGGATTGAATGGTGCCATTAGCCTTATATCGGGTGTGATCATCGGGCCACCCCATAAGTCGCTCACATTCGAGAGGTGTAAGGCGGCGCACTACCATCGTTGTTGAGGCTTCGCTGGTTTCTTTAAGGGTTGGCGTCACCGTTGTGGTGTTTCCACTGGATTCCAGAACTAGGTGTTCGCCTCGGCTTGAAGGTACACCACCATCTCCACCCGAACGAAGTGTGCCAACAACCTCATTAACTACTACGCCTGTGGATTGTTTTGTGCCAGCCCGTAGTGCGTGATGGACATCGCCACCCAAAGCATCGTTATATTCGTCGTAAGCAACAGCATGAATGTCAGTGCCAGTAAGGGTGAACATCGGGTCTCCTTCGTCGGTGTGTCCTTTACCGGCAGGTCCGTTGTGGTCTTGCCTGCCAATCACATTCCCTTGAATGCCGATGGCTACGGCTTGCGCCCCTGTTTGGTCAATCGTGTACGAAGGTGCGCCTTCATCGGCAACACCTAAACCGTTCTGGTTCTTCTCTATCTCTCGACCGTCTTGAATTGGTATTGCTACGGCGTGTCCGTTGCCTTCTTTGCGTAAAGTCGGCCACGCCGACTCTGACGGTTGCGCATCTAAACCCTGCGTGTGAGAGAACGCAACCATTGGCACATTGTTGCCACCTGTTCCCATGCGTTCTTTTAATGTCTGTACTGGTGATTCATAGACTCGTACATCGTCAACTCTGGTGCCGTCAAGCAACATAGGTTCTAATACAAGTTTGCCGTCACGTGCGCCTTCATGATTCGGCCCGAAAGAATCACGCCCCAACAACGCTCCTGTTACATCACGATAAGTTCTGTCTTGGTTTACAACCAAAGTTTCGCTTCCCCCACCAAGATCGCCACCATTAGACCGAAGAGTGCCGACACCTTGTTCGTATTGGGCAAAACTAGAAGATGTAAATGGTTCTATGACTACATGTCCATTGTTTGCATCTTGATTCACAACAGAGCCATGGTGGTAAAGTTCTGCGGTTATTGAGTTTGCGATTTCACGACCGCTTCCAATGCTTCCTGAAGCCGTATTGGTAGGTTCTTGCCTCTTCGCTGTGCGCGTCGTAGGATTCCAGAGCAAGCCTTCGCTGACAGGTAATAGCGGGTCTGGACATCGGTCTGCGGTTGCAGAATCAAAGATAGCGACGACGAACACTCGTCTACGCCGTTGTGGGACTCCGAAGTATTGCGCATCCAAGACACGCCATTCGCAGAGTAGCGACCCTGCTTCAACCATTTCTTTGAGGATGGCTTCAAAGTCTTCGCCTTTGTTGGAGTTGATGGCTCCGTAGACATTTTCCCAAATAGAGATTCTTGGATATTTTCCATTGCTTGCCTTTCGTAGTTCGTTGATAATTCGCATTCCTTCGTAGAACAGTCCTGATCTGCCGCCTTCTAATCCCGCTCGTTTGCCTGCCACGCTGAGGTCTTGGCATGGTGAACCCCACGCAACAACATCAATAACAGGTGCATGAGCAAGAATATATTCGCCCGTGAGCGTAGAAACATCGTCCCATTTCGGTACGGTCGGCCAATGATGGTCAAGGATGGTGCGACAATGTTTATCCCATTCGCACTGGAATACGGTTTCCATGCCGGCATTCTCAAGACCCATATCAAATCCGCCGACGCCGCTGAAGAGTGATAGTACTTTCATTGGGTTGCTCCTATTCGCGCTTTGGCTATTTGGACATATTCGGCTGATTGTTCTATGCCGATGAAGTTGAAGCCTTCTAGTGTTGCGGCTTTACCTGTTGAACCCGAACCTGTGAACGGGTCAAGGACTGTGCCGTTTGATGGTGTTATCAGTCTGACTAGGTAGCGCATTAGTTCTGTTGGTTTGACTGTTGGGTGGTGATTGGCTTGCTTGGCAACACCTTTCTCATCAAATGTTCCCATCCCTGTTGTGGTTCGTTCATCAGGGCGTTTCTCAGCAAATCCGTCTAAGCCTTGGTTGCGGTCTTTCTTGCTGGCTTTCGCACAATAAAAGAACCGAGCAGCAGAACCGTCATCACCCATCTTCCTGAATCCACCTTCTGTTTCTTGACCGCTTGCGAACGCCGTGTTCACAGCCTGTCCACGCTTCGCTGGATATGCGCCACCTTTGCTGTCTGGGAATAGTTCTAATACTTCGTCTGAGCCATCGTGAATAAAGTTTGCAGGAAACCGACCCTGATTCGTAACCGTGTATTCAACTGTGCCAGAAGCGTTGTTGTAGTTGTTGCCACGAATGTCAGGATATTGAACTGTCTTAGTTTCTCCAGTTCCTTCGCCCACTCTGCATCCGTCAATGTTGATACCACCTGTACCATAAGTCAAAACATTATTGGCAACAGTTCCCACCAACGGCTTACGAGCCAACACAATCGGTTCGTGCGCCGGTTTGAGTGCTGTTCCCCAACCTTCCCACTGCTTAGCCTCATCTGTAGCAGGGGCAATAATCGGAACATCAATCCCTATTTGCTTTATGCCGACAGCACCACGATTAATACCGCCAAAATTATTATCTTCTGCAGATACACCAACACCTCTGCTGTATCCGATGATTTCACCCTTTACGCCAGCAGTCTTGTCAATTGCTTTGCTGATATTCAACGACTTAGGGAACCCTGACCCATAAACCCACATAATCTGGTCACGGATTTCAAATCCTGCGTCTTCTATGGCGCAAACCATACGGTGATATGTGCGTGAACCCGAGAAAGCGAGCATATGTCCACCGGGTTTAAGTACGCGCAAACATTGAACCCATACCCTTTGGTCGTAGGCGATACCTGACGCATCCCAAGATTTGCCCATGAATCCAAGTTCATAAGGTGGATCGGTGACTATTGAGTCAATGCTGTTATCTGGCAGAAGTTCTAGTTCATTACGGCAATCACCGTGCAGTACTTGTACTGATATCACAGGACTGCCATATCTGACCAACCTTTAGGGTCATGCTTACCGACAAGGAATGTGAGTGTCCCTGGTGTTGACCAGTTGCCCGTCATATCTGTATACCATTTGGAGCCACCGTCGTTAGATGGGCATTGGAATCTATACCAAGGTCCGAAGTCTTGAACCTGTAAATGGTGTCTGTGTGCAGTCACCCAGATATCTGGTTCACGTCCTTCTTCACGAAGTATCTTTATTGACTGCCCTCGTAACCATTCCACTTCTTTGCCACTAATTTTGTGTCCGTGATGGAAGGCAATTTTGATACCTGATAGCACGGAGGTGACAACCATTTCATCGTGCGGTATTTTCCATTTAAGTTTATCTAACTCTGGTCTGTCTTCTACGATGCGTTTCACAGTGTCTGCAAGAAAGCCACCCACATTGTCAGAGTCGCTAGTTACCTGTTTGCCGTTACGGCGCATCCATTCACCATGGTTACAGTGAACAGATATAAACTCTGCTTGGTCAGCCAATGGGGCTAACTGTCGCAACCCTTGAGACCAAAGGTCTATTGCTAAAAGAAGTTGTTCCCGTTGAGTGAGTTCAACTGTAAACAACTGGCTTGAATACTGTCCATCACATCCTTCTACAGGGTCGCCCATGTTCACGATGGCTATCTTTTCTATGTTGCGCCCGATCTTGCGAAGTTCTTTAACCCGTTCAATCGTTGCTGTGTAACTATCAAGGATTCTTTCAACTGTTGCGTCCACTCCACCACCAGCAGATTTACCTAACTGTTGATCTGCCCAACAGACAACCAATGTTGCGCCCACCTCTTTTGAAGGGGTGGTTGTTGTCTTGTTTACAGGTTTCCATTTCTGTACATAGTTACGGATCTCATTGACTTGTTCTTCGTTTAAACCTGTAAGGCTTTTGCGCCGGAATCTAGCCTTGTACGAGTAAAGCCATATCAGGTCTCGGTCGCCGTTCTCTAGGCGTTTAGATGACTGCCATTTAGACATCTTGACGGTGTCGTCAACTATTTCAAAGATGTTCGGGTCTAGTCCAAATCCTTTGAGGACTGTGTCCCAATCTGAGCCAAGTTCTGTTGGCATTGCCCCTGTGGATAACTCTCCGCCGTCTGGTGAGACGGTTGCCCATGCTTTGTCTCCGTTTGGATGACCGTCCGCATCTAAAGCGATATCGGTCAGTGTGTTTTTGAGTTTGCTCATTTTGATGCTCCTAGGTTGCTAGGGAAACATTGGCATTCTTTATGCCCGCCTTCTCTGAAACATCCTCGTTTTTGGTTGATGGTTGTGCGCGATATTGAGAACCCTTCGTCAATTAGTGCTCGATGTATCTGCGAGTTTGACGCTGGTGATTGAAGTGCATTCATTAACGCAACTTGCGTTTCAGGATCTAATTGTTTGTGTATTTTCCCTATTGGGCATGGTGCGCTAACGGTTTTAGACATCTGCGAAAGTTTGTTGAGCAGGTCTTTCTTTGACTTATCTGGACTAGTCATGTGTTCTCCTGTCTTTCTATTATGACATACAACTACATTATTTATCTTGTGTCAAGCACTGTTATTGACTTTTAGCAAATACAAATGTAAATAAATAAAATATTTAAGGGGTTTTAGAAAAAACACTCCTGATATCACTGTGGTAATCTGCGCAGATGGTTTCAAATCACGACAACAGACGAGACCATGCGATACGTGGACCGTTAGAACGAATAGTCAAAAACGCTCAAACAAAGAACCTTTCCGCCAAACAACTAGTCGAGTCAATCCTTGAAGAACTAGATGAACAAAACATCATCGCCTACACCCCAAAAAGTAATGTGAACCTATTGACCCCACCCGGCAGAGTATTGCTTTACCTCATACAAACACCAGGCTTAACCGTCAGAGAACTATCCACAACCCTTGGCGTCACCAATACTGCCATTATCAAAGCCATATCTTTATTGAGTAAAAACAAGTTGGTAGCAAGAACAAAAGTCAAAGGACGCTACGAATATCGGATAAACCTAAACGAGGTGGTATATCATCCCGATCTCCGCAGGTTGATAAAGACACTTTTTGAAGCACTCCCTTCAACTAATGTGATATCACCATGAGTTGGACACTGATTAAAGGCGCAGAAATAGGGAAGATACCCCCTACGCCAACATCTCTTGAAGAAACACCACAGATAGATCAAGCAATAGCGTCCCTAAAAAAGATTGCTTACAAACACGGGATACCGACAGGCTACAAACAAGAACAAAACGGGCGACTTATTCAAAGCATCTTCCCAATTCAAAAATCAGAAACCTCACAAATATCCTCATCGTCAAAAGTCAATCTAGAACTCCACACAGAAACAGCGTTCCACCCATATGCGCCATCTCATGTGATCTTGATGTGTCTAAGAGAAGACCCAACCGCCTTAACGACATTTGCCCATGTGGACGACATCGTCAAATCTTTAGACGAAGAAACAATGTTTTACTTAAAAGAACCACTCTTCATTACAGCAATTGACGAGAGTTTCCGTATGAATGGCGAACCTAACAAGAATATACTTTTACCCATCCTCACCGAAAAAGACAACAAACTATCCATCTGCTTTGACGAGTTCTTCATGCGGGGTAAAACATTTCAAGCACAAGAAGCCTTAGACAAACTCCTTGAATCAATCAGAGAAAACACAAAACAAATCGCACTACAAGGCGGCGATGTACTTGTTTTAGATAACAGAAAACTTGTTCACGGCAGAAAATCCTTCAAAGCGAAATACGACGGAACAGACAGATGGTTACTTAGGGTGCTCACAGTAGACAAAACACCGCCAGACACCGAATATATCTACGATGACCACATGGTTATCATTACAGAAA